CACATCATTTTGTAAATGACAGGGTTATACAATTTTTAAATACAAATAGAATCAATAATTGTTTTGAATTTGAAGAAAGTCCTACAAATCTTTTATTGAAATGTTGGAGAGAAAATCAATTGGTAAATGTAAATATTAACATTGACAAAGAGTATCAACAAAGATATTTTCCTCAATCTCTTAGCATATAATTTTATATTTATATATATAAATGACTCATTGTAGAACAAAAAAACGTGTATGTTTCGTAAATAATCTTGTATTGTTTAAAAAAAATGTTGGTATAAGCCAACCTAAAGATGCTCCTTGTCGCCCATTGCGTAGTCGTTTTCACGACGGAACAAAAACTGTTAATCCTAGTCCTCATACAACTTTAGACAATTTATTTTCTAGTGATGGATTTGGACAACCTAAATCTGCCAATAGAAAACAAACTACATTCAATCTAAATAAAACTGAAATAAATTCCACATCACCTAATATTCAGCAAATATCAACAAATAAACAAGATATAACTACAACGAAAAATAAACAAAACTATAAACAAGGTTTTATGTACAAATCACAAGCAGATGTAGAATCAAATGTTGGTTCAATGGATCGTTTACAACGTTTAAAAGCCCAACAAATTAGAAAATATGCTAATAATTCTTCACTTTATCTTTTATAAAATTAAAATGATGTGTTACTTTATTTAATATATTTTTAATACCTATTGAAAATAAAAGCATTAATGCTGCACTAAATACCATTTGTTTTTTCACCTTAGTTAAAGTTATATTTATATAAGGATTAAAGTAAAATATTAATAATAAACATACATATACTTCATAATAAAACACAAAATTTAAAAAATTTTGTTTAGAATTTGGTATAATATCTACAAATGTTAATCCATAAAATATATACCATGCAAATGTTAACATTACAAATATATAATCAAATAAATTCATTATATATTTTAATTAGATTTTTTAGAATAAATTTTCTTTTCTGTATAACCATCACCACAACATTTTTCACAATAAGTATATGCTCCTAAACGTTCTACATTTTGACACAGATAACAACGCTCATCTTTATTACAAGTTTGACAATATTTATTTTTATGACATTTTTCTTGTAAAACTTTCACAAATCCTGTTCCATTACACTCTTTGCAAGATATTGACATTATTCTATATTTATTCCTTTGATTATTTTTTGACATATATATTTATGTACTACATAATTATAAATACAATAATTTCTATTGATTTATTTCACTATATATATCAAGCACTCTTGCTGATGCATCTTTTGCTTCTACAAATTTAGGCATCCAAAAATACGGAATAATTCTTTGACAACTAGCAGACCTAAAATGTTTACCAAAAATTTCTCTATAATGTAATTGTTCTAGTGTTTCAGGTTTATTAAATTTATAAGGATTCATATTATTAATAATATTTTCTTGAACTTCTTCTGTAACATGACCAAACACATTATCTTTTACATGATTTTGTATTATTTCAAACCAAGATTTAGTTTGTTTACTAACACCATCACTAAATGCTTCTTTTGTTCTCCATAATACTTCTTTAGGCAGCAAATTGTCTCCAAATATTTCTACAGATTTTCGCATAATATATTTTTCACATTGATTATTTTGTTTATGATGACGTAAATCAGGATGAATTGATAAATAATTCGATACAAATTGCCTATCCAAAAATGGAGTTCTTGCTTCCAATCCATGAGAAGATATACTTCTATCGGACCTTAATACGTCAAAATAACAAATATCATTCAATAATCTAACACATTCTTTATCAAAATCTAATGATGTTGGTGCCATATAAAAATACATATAACCTCCCATTACTTCATCTGCTCCATCTCCATTAAATATAACCTTTGCATTTGATTTTTCTTTAATATGTTTACATATCAACCAATTTCCAACACTGGCTCTTACTGTAGTTGTATCATAACTCTCTATTGTTTTAACCACTTCAGGTATATGACTCAAAAATTCTTCTTCACTAACAACTATAGAATGATGAATAGAACCTATATGGTCTGCTACTAGTTTAGCATATTTTAAATCTTCACTCCCTTCCATACCAATACTCCATGTATGTAAATCACCTTTATAATGTCTTTTAACTAATGCTGCAACCAAACTACTATCTAGACCTCCTGATAACAAACAAGCAACCTCCCTCTCTGTATTTTCGACTCTTTTTATTACTGCTTGTTCTAAATGTTCATATACACTTATTAAATGTTTATTATATTTAAATAACATATCTAAGGAATAAGTATTTTTCTGTAAATTACAAAAATGATGTACACTATTTACTTGTTTTTGAGATTCAAATTCAACCCTAAAATTTTCTATTTTAAAAGTCAATAAACTACCTGGTGTTACCTGTTTTACATCGTTTGTAAACTCATCAAACCCTTCTATAGATTTTAGTTCACTTGCAAAAGCATAACCAGTTGTCATTATATCTTCCATTTGCATAAATGTATTTAAAAATAACGGACGGACTCCAAATAAATCTCTTGCAGCATATACTTTTTTTTTATTAAAATCAACTAAAATGAAAGCATAAACGCCGTCCAATACTTTCATTGTATATTCAATACCATATTTTTGATAGAGATATATAATAACTTCGCAATCTGAATTACTTTTAGGTGTAACATTTAGATAAGTATATAACTCTTTATGATTATAAATTTCTCCATTACACATTAGCCAAATATTATCTATCTGAAAAGGTTGATTTGCATTGTTGTTATTATAACCATTAATAGCCAATCTATGGAAACCTAAACACATCTTATATGCATCTATAGAATGCAGTTGACTATTTTCTGGTCCTCTATTTTTTCCTTCCATAAATAGAAGTTTAACAACTTCCTTACTATATTTTAAATTATTAAACAATGCAAATATACCGCACATATAGGTTATTTTAGGAAAATTCTTTTAACTTATTTTTGTTAGACTATATATATATGGGAACAAACCTTCATGATGTCTATTATTGTCAAACAGATAGGAATACAGAACTAAGTAGCAGAATGTCTGATCGAAATATACCTAGTCATCAAATTGGACAGAGTTATTTTGGACGGCCAGTTGATACATATGCTACTCTTTTTCCTATGTTAGATTGTCATTTACCATCAAGTGTCAATCATGGAAAATTTACAACATACAACCAACACAAAATGTTTAATCCAGGCCAATCTGCACCCTTTAATGGTTTTGCAAAAAATGTAGATGTAGAAACTGTTTTAAGAAATACAATTCACCCTTTACAAAAAGCACCTCAAAGTAAATATATTCCTGATACAAAAAGTGATATGTTTCATAATCAATATTTAACACAAACAACAAAAAAACAACATATAAAAAATAATTTACTTTTCCAAAAACAAAATTTTTCAGCCTTCAATCCTAACAAATGTAATTTAGGATATAAATTATTTGACAATCATACAAGAATACAAACTCGTGATTTACCTTTTAAAGAAGATGAAACGCGTCAAGAAAAGCCTATAAATAATACAAATAAACAATAAATGAATAAGAAAGACTGCATAGATTTATTATATTTAACTAATCAAAATTTTATAGATAAATATAATCAAAAAATAGATACTTCAGTACATACAGTTACTCTTAAAGAAGATATTCTTTTTTATAGAAAACGTATACTTCAAACAACTAAAGAATTATTAAGAGATAATTCTATAAATTCTAATGTAGATAATTCTTTTTATCAATATTCTCAAGAACTAATAAAACACTATAAATTTATTGATAAAAAAGATATAATACAAGAAGAGTATAAAAATTTAAAAGAAAAACCAAAAAAAGAAGTTAATACAAATTTTAAATTAAGCGAAAATAATAAAATAATGTCACGAGAAACAAAAAAACATATTAAAACCATTAAAGACTGTATTCCTATTGTAGTTAGAACCAAAAAAAAGAAAAAAGGAACATACCCTAAAAAAAAGGAAATAGATATTAAAGATCCAAGATTTAGAATAAAAGGTTTGGAAAAAGAAAAATCTAAACAATTTATATGCCCAGAAAAACAAAAAAAAGAAAAAGAAGAAGGTTTACAAAAAAACAAACAAAAAAACAAAAAAACAAACAAAAAAGAAAAAGGTGGAAAGTTAGAAAACAAAAAAGAAGTAGATCTAGTAGCCGCAATACTAGGAAAGTAAAATATAAATTGGAGAAATGTGCACCCAAAAGTAAAGATGATGTTTTAGGATATACATGTTATAGTTCTAAAAATTTACATAAAATGAAAGAAGTATGGAATACAAAACATCCTGAATTGAAAATTACAAGCAATAATCCAAAAACCATTTGGCAAAACCTGCGTTTTATCTTTAAAAAAACATGTAAAAAAGAAAGTTGCTGGTTAAAACATAAGTGTTTTAATGAAAATATATCATTAGATGTTAAAGATAATACATTTGCACCAAAAGCACCCGAAGAATGGAAAAAAAAACCAGATGAATGGTTGTCAAGCGTTGAAATTATGCAAGTAATGAAACAATATGAAAAAACATACAAGTGTTTTGAGTTTATAGGTCCTTCTCCTATAGATTACGATGAACACTTATCTTATGGTGAATGCGTTTGGGAAGAACTTTGCAAATTTAATTTACAAGATAATATAAAACGTGGTAAATTCAAAGTTGGCGTTATTTTTAATTTAGATAAACACAATAAAGACGGTTCTCATTGGGTTGCTCTTTTTATTAATATTAAAAAAAGAGAAATATATTATTTAGATAGTTATGGAGAGAAAATACCAAAACAAATAAATAAATTTTCCAATAAAGTAAAAAAACAGGCTAATGCTCTTAATTTGCCTAAATTTATTTTACACGAAAATAAAAGAAGACACCAATTTAGTGAAAGCGAATGTGGTATGTATAGTTTATATTTTATAATTCAAATGCTTAAAAATGACAATTTTAAAAAATTTACAAAACGACGTATTACTGATAAATATATGAAAAAACTAAGAAAAATATATTTTAATCAATAAATTTAATAAAATTAATAAAATTAATAAAATATTTAAAGTTTTTATTATTTAAATATTTTAAATATATATTAAATAATAATGTCAGTTAATTCTAATGTAAATAAAGAATTGTTGCTTGAACTTTTAAATAACATTATAGAAGAAAACGGATTTATAATTAATATTTCATTATTACAAAATTTTATAAATAAACATTGTGATACTTTTGAAAAAAACAAACATCAATATAAGGATCTATCTGCTATTAATAAAATTATATTAGATAAATCTTATATATTTATTTTGGAAGAAAATTTAGAAACGAATGAAATCACAATTGTAAATGATGATAATTTATTTGATAATAATTCATTTGATAAAAATGTTAAAATAGCAAAGGATAATTTTGAAAATATGATAACTCTTAAAAAACCAGAAGAAATTAATTTTGAAGATGACGAAGACGAAGCAATGCCTCCTGAAAATTTAGAATCAATTATGAATAAAACATTAGCAGATAGAGAAAACGAGTTAAAAAACATAACACAAAAATATTCTGATAAAAATAAAAAAGAAGCAGAGAATTGGATAAATAAAGATAGTCCAAGAAATGAACGTTTAAATAGCGATGATAGTAATAATACTAATGATAGTAATAATACTAATGATAGTAATAATAGTAATGATAGTGATGATAGTGATGATACTAGTAATATTAGTATTAACTATAATAGTAATAGTGATTCTGGTTACGATAGTAATACTCCAAAAAAAAGAGTTAGTTTTGAAGAACCACTTGAAACATTTAATATTTTTAATAAATTAAAAAAAAAATCAAATGCAAATCAAATATCTATAGATAAACTTGAAACAAAAATGGATAAACTTACGCAAAATCAAGATATAATATTAAAACAGCAAAATAAAATTCTTGAATTATTATTAAATAAAACCACACAAGATAATGTGAACGAGGAGGTGGAAGAAGATAATAACGATGTGGAGGTAGATGATGATAATGATGGGAGAGATAATTCCGATTAGAAATCTGGGTCTCCAACCATAATAAATCTTACTTTATTCGGGTCATCTGGTTTAAGAGCAATTTTACCTATTAAAATTGGATTTACTCCACTCTTCTTAGCAGCAATATAACTATCTAAATCATAAACCTCTCCTATCTTTTTATTTTTCTTATTAGTTCTCTTTAAAGCATACTTAATTCCTTTAATAGTAATTGGATATGCTTTCCATGTAATTTGTTTTTTATTAATCTTAGAAATTTGTTCTTTTTCTTCTGTACCATAAGATGGTTTATAAGAAAATGATGTTGGTGGAGGATTTCCAAAAGAATAACATGCAATTCCTTCTTTAGCATTAGAACCTGCATGAATTGCACAATCCATTGATGATTCTTTCACTGCTTTCAAAATACCAGCAGTAATGTTCTTCTTTATATTTGATATTTCATAAAGTGCCTCGTCCGTTGTAATGGTTGTCGAACCATACTCTTCTATTGCTTGTTCACTATCTAATTTACTTTTATCTTTCAACTTAAGTTCTACAGAAACCAATTGATTTTTTTGTTCTTGAGTTTCTCCCTTTGGATCACCCTCTAACTGCCGTTCCGTAAATGTCATTAAATACATAAATACTTCCACAGTCTTGTATTCTTCTGCTAATGCCTGATGACTACAAATACGTCTAGCACGTCCTATAACTTGTTCAGTTCTTACAGGATGCCAATACGGTTCCACAATATGAACATATCGCGTGTTTCTCAATGTAATACCTTCTGAACCACTGCTAGTAATCATAATAACCTTGACCACTTCACCCATATTATTATTTGCAGCCATCTTTTTTAATTTAGTTGCAAGAGTACTAGGTATTGAACCCCATGTTCCATTAAATATATTTCTTATTATTTCTCTTTCTTCTGCATCCTCTGTTCCTGTATATAAAGCATATGTTGGTTTTCCAATATCCTCTTCCGTCATATTTAAATCCCATAACCCTGCAGAATTCTTTTTAATTTTAAACCTCGCAAATCCATTCTCTTCTAAAATCATTGAAAAAATTCCCACACCTTCTAGTGTTCTAAATTGTGAATAAATCAAATGTAATCCTGGATGCTCTGGGTCTACAATATTTTCTAGTAATTTCAAAAACTTTGGACTATATTTTTCTAACCCATCTCGTGTTAAATATTTCTCTCCATTTTTTTTTAATAAATCAATGGCTTTTTCAATTCGTGCTTGATAATTATTATTCGTATTTTCTTGAATATTTTGTTTAATTTCTTGAACTTCTTCTAAATCATGACGTCCATCAATATTATCTAACCTATCTTGAACATTTTCACCATCTAATAAATCTTCATCTGCATTAGCAACTATTAATTTTAATTGTTCTTTTATTTTTTTACTTTCTTTTGGCATAGGTCTTGTTAATAAAACTTCTTTACCCTCATCGTCCACTAATTCATTTGGAAATACAAAATTACAAAAGGCACGCGAAAAAATCCTATATGTTGAAGTTGTTTCTCCATAAACACCTGAATCTCCTGCCTTTTTTCTTTTTCTAGCATTTTTCGTTTCTTCTTTTCTTTCTGCATTACGAGCATCCTCATATGCTCCTAATTGAAAATCACTCATTGGTATTTTTATAACATGCAAATCGGTTGCCTCATCATATTTGGGTAAAAGTGCTTCTTGCGCACTTCTAAAATAAGATGTCAATCCTAATATACGTCTTTTAAGAAGATTTACTTCTTTTAATTCTCCAAACTTACCCTTTGTTGTATCTATAAATAATCTATTAAATTCATCTAACCTATCAGGAAGTGCTTTATATTTTTCTATTTTAATATTATCCATTAACATATCAATATCATTATCCTTTAGTTTTTGTGATAATTTTCTCAGAAATTGTTTCTCATCTCTTTCGCTTTTTTTACTCTTAGAAACACCCCTATATTTTTCCTTACTAGTGCGATTACCAAACCCAAATGGATTACGAGTAACTACTAACATATTACTCGTTGGTTTATATTCTATATAATCTACTAATCTATCTTTCTTTAAAATACTCATAACTTTTTTCTGGTTTATCTTTTTTCTAGCATTTGAAGTACTCAACGGAATGAAATAAGTTTTTATATATCCTCGTAATATATTGAAAAGTATTCCTACCTCATTGGGATAATTAATAACGGGTGTTCCTGTTAAGAAAATAATTCTACAATTTTCGGCATCCAACAATAATTCATATAACTTCATTGATAAAGTTTCCGTCTTTTTTTCTATTTTATTAACAATTCTACTTACAAAATTATGAGCCTCTTCAATAATAATTACCTTATTATCAAAAGGATTAGAAGTATTATACATTTCTTCTGAATCTTTTATGAGTTTATCTAAATGATCATTACGTATACCATTATAATTAATAAATCTGTATTTTTTCTGAATCATTTTATTTATTTGGTTATCAATCTCTTTTTGTTTCTCAGGTGCTAAACTATTAAAATTAGGTGGTTTTTTATCTACCATCCATGCACCTCCCTTTTTTCTAATTATTTCAACTGGAAGATTAAGTATTTCACTTAATGCTTTTTCTATATGTAAATTTCCATTTGTTTCAATAAATTCCCAATGTTGATTGATTTTATAAATTGGGTCTCCACAAATTTTCATTTCACTTACATAATTCATTCTAAGCGATGCAGGTGTCATAATAATAACTTGTTTTGTATCTTTCAAACCCTCCGCTATTCCTATAGATGCACAAGTTTTACCTGCACCTAAACCATGATAAAGTAATAAACCTCTATATGGACTGTAGATGTTCATATAATCTCGAACAATTTGTTGATGAATCATTAAACCAAATTTTTTCTTTTTTGCTTGTGCCATTTTTTCACATGTTATATCTTGTCCGGCTTCTGTTTTGAGTTTATCTGAATAAGGTTTAAAAAGAGAATTCAAAAAATTAATAAATATTTCGCGATTATTCATATAATATGCAGGTGCCTTGATAAATACATTTGGATCCTTTTTACCTAAACGTTCTCCCAATGGTTTATCACCAACTTGTATAGAAGTTGCAGGAACATCTAAACTTACTGATTCTATTTCTTTTTTTGTTCTTGTTTTTCGGGTTTTTTTTGTTTTTGTTTCACCATCATTATCAGGTGACGGTAATGTCATCTTTGTTTTTAATTTGGTCGCTTTCGTTAATTTGGTCGCTTTCGTTAATTTGGTCGCTTTCGTTAATTTGGTCGCTTTCGTTATTTTTGTTGGTTTTGAACTGGGAACTCCACTCTGTGATATTTCCGCAACTTCTTTTTCTGCATCTTCTAAAGTAGAACCAATAGTTGGACTAACTTCTTTTCTACTAATATCATCTTTTCTACTAATATCTTCTTCCACCTCACTAGGTTCTTCAGTTTTTTCTTTAATAATAGATAAATCCTTAGGAAGTTGGGTTTTCTTAAGTTGTGACGGTATAGCAATACTGGGTGTTGATATCACATCTAAATCTCGTTGTTGTTGAGTTTTCGCCTCTTCAACTAGAGTTTTGTATGTTTTATTTTTATTTAATTTTAATCTTTGTCTAAATTCTGTCATATCTGGTGCTTCTTCGGTTCTATCAACTATTGTAGTTTCTACTTGAACTTCACCCTTTTTTGGTGCCCTAATACCCACCTTTTCCATTTTGACAGGAACTTTCCTTTTTTTTAATAAAGATAACAAACTTTCAGACATCTATAAATTTTAATGCTAAAAAAACTTTATATTTTAATATGTTAAATCTTATTAAAATATAAACTCTTAAGATAATTTTTCTATTGCCATTTTACATGCCGATTGCTCTGCTTTTTTCTTAATCTTATGTTTATCTTCTGCTAAAAATATAATCATTTTTTTATCTGGATTATCTACCAATAATTGTTTAATATTGTCTAAAGGTTTATTATTATTCACAAAAAATTCTACTTTCAAAATATTATCATCACATGGTTCAAATTCATGTGATTTCACATTTAAACACAAATAAACTCCCATATGATATCCTTCTTCCTCATCCCAATCACTAACTTCCCTATACACCGGTGTAACTTGAAAACACTTTTGTAATTTAACTTGTAATATATTTTTATAATTATCATCATTTTGTATAAGTTCCATCCAATTTACATGCTTTTCAAAAATACTCTCTACAAATATTTGGGCTATTTGAAATCCCGGGCCAGTTACAAAAACATTATCAAACCATTTATCATCATCATGTATAGAAATTTTATTAAAATCTAAAAAAAGAGCACCCAAAAAACTTTCAAATAAACATCCCAATTTTTTTAAATTTGTTCTTGTTTTCTTTTCTTCAGCATTGGCTGATATAATATACCATTTATTCAATCCCATTTCATATGCCATACGACCAATGGATTCATTTTTAACCAATGCTATTTTTTTTTCAGTCATAAATCCCTCGTTTTCTTTTGGAAATCTACGATATAAATAATATTTTGTAATACATTCTAAAACACCATCTCCTAGAAATTCTAGACGTTCGTTTGATTTTGTACGAAGTCTCATACAATTACATGGTTGTTCGGCTATAATAATTCCATTTTCTTCATTTTCTAATTTTGGACGTTTACAATATGATTTATGTATAAATGCACGTTTGTATAGATTAATATTATGAACTTTATCTGGTACGCCATATTTCTTTAAAATATCGCATACCTCACTTTCTGTAATTTCTTTGTTTCTTTCATTATATGGATTAAAGATTAATTCTTCTTCTTCTTTGTGAATGTCACCATCTTGCATAATAGATTTTTCAGTCATTGTAATAAATTATAAGACCATCTTTCTATATGCGTTCTATAAAGTATTATTTGCATTATAATATTTTATATATATATATATTATGTCACCTAGCCCTCCAAATAGTTTTGTTAGACATGTTGTCGATAGAACATGACCTTATTCCAAAATAACAGATAAAGCAAGAAAATAATTATTACAAAAATTAGCAAAAACAGATAACACCAAAGATATTAAAAGTTTACCTGATTCTCCAGGAAAAACAAGACTTTTAGAAAAATATAAAAAAGTAAAAACTTACTTAAAATGGCATTTAAATAATGATTACCCGGCATCATCTGATACAAAATCTGGAAATACACAATCTGGAGGAAAAAGAAAAAGAGAAGAAAATCTCGCAGAAGATAATTAAGTTTTATTATATAATTGTAATGGATTATAATGACTGTAAATGGCTAATAAAAAGTTTATATATAAAATATATCTATGTTTTCTAGGAACAAAACATTTTTTTCCTTTCCCTAAAAATGTTTCATTAAATAAATAATATTCTAATTCTGATAAAATACATTTATTATTATTGATTTTCCATGATATGATTACTATTAAATATAACCATACTATTTGTGGAAAATACACCCATAAAAAAGGTATTGCATACATTCCAATAGTATGTAATCTAAACCATATATTTTTTATACTTACCATCATATAAAATAATATTATATATAATATATTTTTATATAATTTTTTTATTGATTTAAATAACTTATTATTTAAATAACTTATTTAAGTATTTCACATGATTAAATTAATATATGAAATTAATATTAGACTATCGGGAAAGAAAATTAATCAAGTTATTAAAAGCATATCTTATACAAATTAATCTTGATAATATTGAAATAATAACAAGAATATTAGACATTGGTGACATTGTTATTTGTGATGAAGATGAAAATGAAAAACTTATTATAGAAAGAAAAAGTTTAAATGATCTTGCTAGTTCCATCAAAGATGGACGGTACATAGAACAATCTTTACGGTTATCGCATTTTTCTCTCCACAATCATAATATTATTTATCTTATAGAAGGAAACTTATCAACATGGACAAATCGTTATAAAGTTCAGGCCAATACTCTTCACAGTGCTATATTCAGTCTCAACTATTATAAAGGGTTTTCCGTTCACAAAACCAATGATATGACTGAAACGGCAGAATATATTTTACGGGTTTGTGATAAATTAAATAGAAGTCAAAAAAAGGTTCCATATTATTGCAGTGGAGAGATAAATAATAACACCAAAACAA